AGCATATGTAATCGTGTACATATACTTCCATTTGTATCCGTCACTACTTTGAAAGACATTGTTTGTATTAAATGTACCGGGTTCGAAGTATGGTTCTTTTGAAGTGATACCACCATTATTATTCCACAGGCACTTGAATACTTGATCAAATTTATTCTTGGCATAGAATCTTTTCGTAATAGTTCCGTTTGGATCACGTTGAAACATGTCAATATCATCACGATAGTAATCGTATACTTCACCTAAATTCCAATCGATTCTCTCTACAACCGGTACCATGTCATTTGAAGTAATCTTCTTCGCAATGAACATGTTTTTGTAAAGATCTTTGATGTATTTCTGTGTCTGCAATGGTGCAGGTGGATTAGTCTCAGTTGTCCACGTTTGCACCCTAGAAAGAAAACAATACATTGAATTCAAATACTCACCAGTCGAAGGAAGAATCACCGACGATGAATAATACGTTGACGTAGAATGAAATACGCCAGAGTTGTATGTTAAAAGACCTACGTTTGCTGATGCCATGTTTTAATACCGATTAAGAATATGATACTGAACAATATGTATTTGCAAGATCGCCAGCAAATGAATAATATTTAATTCTCGCTGTTGTTAGACTACCCAGTGTGAATGTTGTTGCACCGACTGTAGAGTTAACAGCAGAACAACCGTGTGTGATTGTTTTATTTGAACCACCACCGGTAGCATAATTAGTGATGAATAAAGTGATATCAGAACCTGTTTTAAAATTAGACAACGTAACTGCCATATTCGCAACAACGTTACAACGAACCCATGTGTCTGTTCCAAAATCTAATGTAATCGCTGTTTGATTTCCTGCGTAACTTCTTGTATTGAAAATTAATCCATTTGGAACATATATGGTAGAATTTGCATCGTCAATGATCGCTGTATTACTTGCTTGAATTAGATTGTTGTTTGCAAAGAGAATAGCGCCGTTTGGTTTACCATACGCTTGCCGGGCCGCAATATCAATTTGAATTTTGCCATTTGCAGTTCCGTTTGATAGAATCTTTGCCACTTGATATACGGCATTTGCTCCAGTCGGTGCTACGTTTGTTGCTTGACCAGGAGTAGTAGACAAGAAGATTATCTGTCCATTGTTGCCAAAAGAAGATGCGTCCATGTCAGACACGATTCCCTTTGTATACACAAATCCATATGCACCATTTGCAATACCAACTTTAACAAATCCTTCGACTGTTGCGTTTGCAGCAGATCCTGCATCAGCAAGAACAACATAAGGAACAGCATTCTGAGTTACTACACCAGCTAATCGTACCCATGAGTTTGAAGCAATTGCAGAACCAGTACCGTTATATATACGTTCAAATAAAACTTTCGAGATGGCTGGTCTATCACCAGTTACGTCAGTGTCTTGTACTAAAGAGATTGTATTTGCAGAGTACCAAACTTGACCAGACGTTTGTGTTGGTGAAATTAATTGTGGAAACCACTGAATAGAATTCGAAGTAGACGTTGAAGAAATAATATTAGAGAAGAACACATTACCATACAAAGTATTACATGTTAATGTACCAGTAATATTTATATCTTTCGTAAACTGAGCAGTGTTTGCTCTAAACGTATCAACGAAAATACCTTGATTGGGAGAGTTCGCAACCAGATTACCAGATAGACGAAGTTCTTGTAGTTGAATGCTCGCAGTGTTTTGAACTGCCGTGTTTGATAGATTGAATGCAGCGTTTGCATGTGTGAATGTATTATTTGCTTTATCGAATGCTGCCTGAGAAGATAACGCTGATCCACTGGCAGCAGTGGTTTGTGTAGTACCATCGGAGAACACAAAAGAACCAGTGGTCCTAACATTACTAGCCGTTAAGTTACCAGTCACACTCAATGGTTTCAAAAAATCAAAAGCAGAGTTGCTGACTCTACCAACAATGTTGTCTGAACTTAATCCACCAACCATGAAAATAATATTTGCACGAGTGGATGCTGTACCGATTATTAGATTACCTTGTGCGCTTGTCGTGGATGGACCGTAGACGTAGACATAACCATCATATGCTTTAAATGCGCTATAGTTTAATGGATCAGAGAATGTTTTGCCACTGATACCAAAGTCAATGTAACTATTTGAGTTGTCACTATCACTCGTTGATGCAACAAAGTCAGAAGATCCATTTGAATTAAAATTCTGAAGATTAATTTGTAAGAATGTGTTACTGCTTGATGCAAACTGTCCGATTACGTTTTGATAAAGAATTGAATTATTGCCTACGTTCAGAACTTCATTAGAGAATAAACCTCTGGCTAAAACATTAGCAGTAATTCTTCCAGTGATATTCGTGGGTAAATCCACACCCACAAATATTGTATTTGATGTATTACTTTGGATTGCTGCAATTACTGGCAGTTCAGAGATTTTTACTAATGACATTTTTTATCCTAAAATTAGTCGTGTTCCGTTTTGTGTTGTAATCGTGTCTCCTACCTCAGTAGTCAATTCTGGATAGAAAACAGTACCCAATGAATTATATATGAACACATCATCCGACTGAATATCTCTTCCTGTAGAAATTAAAAGAGAATTGGCAGTGTTGGTAGCGATGTTAACAGATGGAGTAACAAAAAGAACGTTGTTCGAATAACTGACATAAGTTACCGTTCCTTGATAAAAGATATTTGCACTATTGCCAACACGAATCTTATCTCCAGCACAGAAGATGTCTCTTACCTTAGTCAAAGGATACTTGTACTCTCCATTATTTATCAGATCATATCGTCCGGTTAGACTTGGAAGTGTAATCTTCGAAGACGAGTTAACTAAGTTTGCATATGCAACGTTTGCAAATCTGAGATATACATTATCTTTGATTACCGCAGTATTACTGGCATCACTAACAGATACGATTTCAGAGTACACATTTGGACCAAATTCATTATATGTAAATGAAATTCTTGCACCAACTTTTGCAATATTAGAAAGAATTGCACCAGACAAATTAGAGAACTTAATTATATTGTTACTTGGATTTTCAAACGTCGCATACATCGCTGCATTAGATGCTGTCGTTCCAGTGTAGTACGACAATGCTTGACTATTTGAAACAAACGATTCACGGTGTACAATAATCTCTTGTGTGTTTGCTTTAATGGTTGTAATTGGTTTGACTTTTGTTCCTGCTGGATGCAGAAGTCTATACAACACAGTCCTATATGCTTCAAATGATTTTTGTACTTTGAGTTGATATGTAAAACTGTTGAAATCTTCACTCTCCAATACTTGAAACGAAGAAGGAAATCCATCTTCATTTAAATACTGCCCATTACCAATAATGATACCGCCAAGAAACTTTGCAGTTGCTTCTGCTAGTCCATTACCATATGTTCTAATACCATTCTTAAATACATATTCACCTTCCGAATCAACAGTCGTATATGACGTATCAACATTCATATAAAGATTTGCAGAGTTACTTCTCGTTATAACTAAATGTCTATCTGTCTTAGTATTCGATGTGTAATTGTACACTCTGAGAAGATACTTATCGTTTGTTCTTATTTCACCGCCTGATTGTATCAATTTGATCGAATCAACATTTGCTTTGAAGACACTAGTGTTTACATTAGCACCTTGGAATACAATCTCACCTGTACGAGCGATCTTACTTCTATCTTCAATATTTGATACGATAATGTCACGAACTTTAAGTGATACTTTTGGTTGAGAGATGTAGTCTTCACCATAATTTTCAATTCTAAATGAAATGATCTGACCGATACCTCTGGCATCCATGATTGGATTAATCTGTGCGCCTTCACCTAGAACAGTAGACACATATATGTTAGCGCGAACACCGTTCGCCGTTGCAACATTTAAAGTTGGCAACTTATTCTGAATGTATCCTAATCCACCTTTTGGATATCTAATCTGTGGATTTGTATTTGCATAATTATAATCAATAGAAATGATTGTGCCAGATGCATTAACAGTAACAGATGCATTTGCACCAACTCCACCACTATAATCATTATTGGTGAATGTTACAAACTGACCATTAGCATATCCTGTACCACCATCACGAATCTTAATAGGTCCAAGTATACCTAGATTACCCAGAATACCTTTTGTCGTAGTCGAAGAAGTTGTATCGTATAATGATAATGGTTTAACCGTTGGCAATCTCTTGTATCCACTACCACCAGATTTCATCAATACGCCGCCGATCGGATACGTAGCGAAACCTGTGAATGTGAATGCATTAGCAAGTGTACATGAAACTCTTGCACCACTATTTGCTGGGAATATGTTATATGCAGAACCAATAACTTGGTTACGGACAGTATTGCTCAGATAGTCTTGTGGAATCCATGTGGTGCGAACTAATCCAGCAGGATCAATTGTTACTACGTTTGCTGCAGCACCTCTACCTCCACCACCTGTGATGGAAATAAAAGTATTTGGATCCATTCTATATCCATATGATCCGTTGATCATATCAAGACGATCTAATGAACCAAGTGTAGTCTCATGTACATATGCATTAGCAGAAATTGGATTTGCAGTATTAGGATTTAATCCACCATAGAATACAACAGGATCACCAGGATAACCAGATGATTGGCCAAGATAAAGTAGTCCGCGTCTATTTGGATTAACTTTGAGTGATGAGATTGAACCTAATACTTTTGCTCTCAACAGAGTTGCACCAGAAGTTCCTTCTGCAACGATTGCACCATTCTTAAAATAAAGATTCTGATTATTGTTGTCTACGACACGAATGAATTCACCAGATTGAAAGACACGTTCCACGGTCGAGATGTACACTTCGATGTTATCATCAACTCTTCTCGATCTTTCGACTACTGCAAAAGACTTAGATGTTTCACCAAACAGTTTTAAATTATCTATTCCAAGAAACTGTCCGTCATTCGTATCAATCTTTAAACTTTTAGAGATGTACCATTTACCATCCGATGCACGAAGAACTGCTTCACCCGTAGGAAACAATTCAACATCAGAGTTATAGATTGCTCTAAAGATGAACTTGTATGCAGCAGAAGTACCTTTAGTGGAATAGAACTGCTTACCAATTTTAATTAACTTTGCTTTATCTGTCAAGCATTCTGTTGGAAAACTAGGCAGAAAATTATTAAAGAAGTAATCAATAAATCTATTGAAACTTGTTGGATCTTCTGAGAAATCTACGTCATTATAGTTGAGTAGATTCTGAGATCCATAGATAGCACCCTCAGAGTTTGCAGAATCTTTTATATCACTTTGTTCTGCCCACTCGTAGTATGCTTTAAGAAAAGCGATAAACGTCTGATAGTTATTATCTATCCGAAGGAATTCAGGTAACTGAAACGGTACCTTAATCGATGGTTTGTTATTAAGATAAGTTGCCATTATCTTTGAATTGCAGTAACAGTTACTTCTACAGAGGTTGGATCAAACTCATCGATTGTTAATATTCTATTATATTCTGATGTGAGAATAGTTGATGCAGGAACAGCAGATAACTTTAGATATCCAAATTCATTATTAATTGCAGATGCAGAGAAATCTTTGAGTGTTACAATTCCATCATTGTAACTAATAGTTCCTGCGTTAGCGTTGATAGTTTCAGCAATCGCACCCTTATAATAAAATGTTTCAAGATTACCAGTTGCAGAATCAAGTGTTGCGGTGGCCGATGCTAATTGTCCTGTCTTATCACTAATTGATGGTTTTATAGTAACTACCGCATAGGTATAACCTAATCCTCCACTTGTAACATCAATTCTGATTACTCTACCATTTGCGAGAACTGCTGTTGCTTCGGCAAAGTCACCATCACCTTCAATCGTAACAGTTGGTGTTTTGGTGTAATTAAAACCTTGATTAGTAACATTGATTGCCGTGACACTACCTACGATTTTACCATTAATTGGTGGAATCTCTCTGTAATATACACCAGTTCTTGTGACTGGTGCAATTAAAGCATTAGAACTATCGACTACAGTAATATCTGGCTCAGTATAAAAAGAAGACTGAACCATAACATCAGAATAATTACGTTTAAGTGGGAATCCAAACTTTGCTTGATATGTTGCATTAGAATTCAACACAGGATATAGTTTCTTCTCAACTCTAAGTTCTGTTTCGTTTGTTAAAATTGAAAGATCACAGTATTGAATTGCTGTGATTAATTGTGGCAATCTTAACGTAGCATTAAATGTGTTCAGAGTTGTCGTAGAGAAGTTTCTAATTACAGAGATAACCAATTGTTTAAGTTGTCCAGGTGTCAAAGTTGTCTTCTTTGGATCATATAACACAGTAGTTCTTAACTTGACGTATGTGTAATCCGGATCAACAATCGTTGGCAATACTGTCATCACCGAAACTGGTTTGATAACATCGACAATCAACTTCTGTTTTTGTGATTCAGTTAATGAATATCCACCAGAAGGTTTAATCGAACAGAATACTCTACCATATACTGGAGGATCATTCTCTTCACCACCCCAAACAGTAACCGATTGGATAGGTAATGCAGTTGAATTCTTCTGAATCAAATACATATAGTCTTCTTTGGTAACCGCTCTACCTTGTGCAGAGTATGCTTTGGGTGCAGTATACTTGACAGAATTAATTGATTCTTTATCTTTGCCTTCAGTTGCAGCAGAAACAGAAGATACTGATACGTTAGAATAACCACCCACTCTAGACATTATTGAGAAACTATTGGCACCAAATGAAACAGTACCGTCTGTTGCAACGTATGTGATATTGACAACATTATCATCTTTAAGTGCGTAGCCTAAAATTCCATCGCCGAAATAGATTTGATACTTTCCGTTTAGTCCTTCTTGTAAGAAGTAAACTTTAGTCGAAGGACCTAGTGCCAAGTAATCTGAAACTTGTGTGTATGTCTCAAATGTCAAATTAGTAGAAGACTCTTGTACATTAACAACAATCGTCGATGTATCGATTGTGGAATCTGGAATATCAAATGTCAACTTTGGATTCGTAGTCTTATTGACTGTGAAACTATATGATGCAGAAGTTCCTTGAATGATACTAACATCATCAAAGATTGCAGTATTCGCAGTTACATTAGTTGTATATGCATCTGTCGTAACAAAAGTATAGTTAACAGAATCAATTGCTTCAGAAATGAATGGTGTAAATTTAGGTAATGTCAGAGACGCATCGGATACACCATTAACCGTAATCTTAACAGTTGCACGTGGTGCAGATGCAGAAGATGGCATATAGTTCAACAACTTCGCATGAGAAATTACAGAGTTTCTTTGTACAGCAGAATCGAGAAACATCTCATTTGCAACCATATTTAAATAGTATGCATTATATTGAGTGTTGTATGCAAGAAGATCGATTAGAACGGATAGTGCAGATGCATCATAGTTATAGTCTTTAAGTTTATCCTGTTGTTGCAGAAACGTCTTAAAACTATCTTTAATAGAATTAAAGTCTAGATTGGTAATTTGAAGACCAGAGTTTGCTGATGCCATTATCGTGTTCGCTCTAAGATAAGATTGACTGATGTTGTTTGTACATTATTACCAATATAGAATTCAATCGTTATTGAATATGCATTTCTATCTATGTCTTCGTCAATAGTAACCTGAACGAGACTTACTCTTGGTTCATGGTTTGTTATAACTGATTCTATCTCAGTCTTTAATGTTGCCGCGGTGATTGGACTAATTGGTTCAAATAATAATTGTTCAATACCAGATCCCAAATTTGGTTGAAATGGTCTCTCATAGTGTTTAGTCAGAAGTAAATAACGGACAGCCCGTACCACAGCCATGTCATCATAACTGAGTGCAATGTCATTCCGACCAGGGGTTTTAGTAAAACTAAAGTCCAAATCAGAGTAAAGTTTTGTTAGTGTGGTTGCCATCTTTTATTTATACTTACCATTGTATTGGTCCAGAACCACCATAAAATCTATACACTCTATAACCTGGTCTTCCACCTGGAGTATCATAAGATAGTCCAGGACTGATTGATGATAGTGCAGTAAATGCTGTCGGATATGCAATAATTACAACTCCAGGTCCTCCTGCGCCAGCAGTACCTCCAGTACCATTTCCACCTCCACCACTTCCTGTATATGAAGCACCAGGATTTTGTCCACCACCAGAACCGCCTATACCTGATCCTCCTGAACCTTGAGTGCCTGGATCAATCTGACCACCTCCACCACCAGCGTAAAATATACCCGGTCCTGCTATGCCTGGTGCAAGACCAGGTCCGCCAGGTCCGCCAAATGTAGTGTTTCCTCCTGTTCCTGCTCCACCAGCTCCTCCACCTCCACCTGATCCGAAGTTTGGATTAGTTATTCCTGGACCGCCTGGATAACCTTGACCTCCTATTCCTGGTCCACCGGAACCATCATAGTGTCCACCGCCTCCAGATCCTCCTGGTAATCCTGGTCCTGTGCCGCCGCCATCATTACCTGCTCCGCCACCACCACCAGTTGATGTTATATTAAAGAATGTTGATGGATTACCAGGACTACCTCTACCGTTCACGCCATTTGATCCACCACCGCCACCTCCGACAGTAATACTATATGGAGTTCCAGCAGAAACTGATACTGTGGATGTTAACAATCCACCAGCACCACCACCACCTCCTCTACCTCCTGATGCACCACCACCTCCTGCACCTCCAGCGACAACTAGATATTCAACAGAACTAGGTGCGGATTGTGATGTTGTTATACTATTGCTTGCAGAACTAGATGAACTATTACCGGCAGCATTAGTCGCATATACTGTGAATGTGTAGGAAGTACCCGCAGTTAATCCACTCACAGAAATAGTACCAGATCCTGCTTGAGATAGTGTTCCTGTTACACCGCCTGGAGAAGATACTGCCGTGTAAGATGTAATCGTTGAACCGCCATCTGACGCAGGAGCAGTAAAGGCAACCGTTGCAGTTGTTTGTCCAGTTGATGTTGCAGTGCCAATCGTAGGCGTACCTGGAACTGTATAAGGTGTTGCAGAATTACTAGCAGAACTTGCAGAACTAGTGCCGGCAGCATTCGTTGCAGTCATAGTAAACGTATAGGCAGTTCCATTTGTCAGACCAGATACTGTGATTGGACTTGTAGATCCTGTTCCTGTAATATTACCGGGAGAAGATGTAGCAGTATATCCAGTGATTGTATTGCCACCTGTGCTTGCTGGTGCAGTAAATGTAACTTGTACAGCTCCACTGCCAGATCTTGTTGCAGTACCTATAGTTGGTGCACCAGGTACTGTGTATGGTGTTGCAGAATTACTGGCAGAACTTGCGGAACTTGTACCCGCAGCATTCGTTGCAGTTACAGTAAATGTATAGGCAGTTCCGTTAGTTAATCCAGTCACAGTAATTGGACTTGTAGATCCCGTCGCAGTAATGTTACCTGGTGAAGATGTAACGGTATAACCAGTAATTGTATTGCCACGTCCATCAGGATATGAGAACGCGACATCCACTGCTCCACTACCAGATCTTGTTGCAGTACCAATAGTTGGCGCATTAGGTACTGTATAAGGTGTTGCAGAATTACTAGCAGAACTTGCAGAACTAATGCCAGCAGCATTCGTTGCGGTGATAGTAAAAGTGTAAGCAGTTCCGTTAGTTAACCCAGTCACAGTAATTGGACTTGTAGATCCCGTCGCAGTAATGTTACCTGGTGAAGATGTAACGGTATAACCAGTAATTGTATTGCCACCATTGTTCGGCGCAGTAAATTCTACGTTAACTGATTGACTTGCATACCTTGTTGCAGTACCAATAGTTGGTGCAGATGGTAACGTATATGGCGTGGCAGAATTACTTGCGGAACTCGCAGAACTTGTTCCAACAGAGTTTGTTGCAGTTACAGTAAATGTATAGGCAGTTCCATTAGTCAAACCAGATACTGAAATTGGACTTGTAGTTCCAGTCGCAGTGATGTTACCTGGTGAAGATGTAACGGTATAACCAGTAATTGCGCTGCGGCCTGTGCTTGCCGGTGCAGTAAATGTGACTGAAACTGTTTGACTACCAGTTCTTGTTGCAGTACCTATAGTTGGCGCCCCGGGTGCCGTAGTTGTTGATCCACCTTCACCTATACTTACATTTCCAATTCTTTGTTTTAACTTATCTGTTCCAATTAAAGTGTTAACTAGATATTTTTCCGTTTCACCCATACCAGAGAATTTCTGTCCGGCATTTACTTCAGCAACAATAGATTTTGATTGATTGAAGAAGTTTACATCCGATGCTTCTTTCCCAGACATATATGTGTTTATTGTATTCAGATTTGTAGTAATCGTGGTAACTAAACCGGCAGAAAGATTACTCTTTTTTAACATAATCTGTGGATCTGCTACATCAGGTTCATAATAAATTGTGTTTGCTATGACATTTGGATAAGTTCTAATAACAGTATAGTAATCTGCAAGATTGTTCGCGGTATAAAGACTACTAAAGTTTCCAATCATAGGTGCATTATTTGTCACACCGTCACTTTGAAAACACACATACGATAAAGTTCTACCAATAGCTATAGCCGTTGAAAGATGCGGTAATGCTCCAGTATCAGCATTAGGTTCAACCATTCCAGATATTCTATTTGTGTGTGCAATAAAATTATTGGCAGTATTAACTAAATTGTTTGAAGCATTAGCAACTGATGTTATACCAATGGTACCACTACTATTTGAAAACACTAGTGTTGAAACGTATAAGATTAAATTAGCAGAATTGGCAACAGGATTTTGATAGTATGCACCAGTGTCATTATATGCGATGTCTTCATATTGCCAATCACTCAATAATTTTGGAATAGCATTCATGTGTTTAATCGTTGAGTTTGAGTACGATATTGTACTATCACTCAAATCAGTAGGAAAAGATAATCTACCAAAAATACTTGCCATAATTTATTCCTTAAACCATCGATGGAATAGGTGGACCTGTTGGTCCTTTAGGTGATATATGTATATGTGAGTCATAGAGTGTCGTATTAACTATGTCTGTC